GCATGAGTGAACTCGATCTGTGCAAGCAGACGTTCCTTCTTGAGCGAAGCACGGAAGATGCGAAGCTCGACAGTGTTGTACTTGCCGTTGTAGCTGTTGTCCATGCTAAGACCAAGACGCCTAGCCTCACGACTGCCGAGGTTGCACATATTGACCATGCGATAGCGCTCACCAGACTTACCCTTGACAGCCTTCTTGGGGTTGGCAAGTATGGACTGATGCTCAGCGGCGCAGTAGCTACGGGCTTGGTCATCGACAGATGGATGACGACCTGCAATCTTGCGAATGAAGTCGACGTTGCCACTGCTGTTGATGAACATGAGGAACTTGCCAACAGTCAACTGCGTGAAGGCACGAGAGTCAATGTGTACATGCATACCGCACTTGCCTGTGTTCCATGCACGATAGGCTGGGTCAATCTCCCACGCTTTGAACTTCTCGATGTGCAGAGCTAGACCTTGCGGTGAAGTCACGACCTCGAAGCCATTGTGCGGAAGCGAGCCGTCATGCTTGATGATGCAGTATGTGGAACCCAAACGGCTACGCACAGACTCAGCGGCTGACTCAGTGTAGCTCTCACCTGATGTCATCTCAAGCTCGATGCCCATGGTGAACTCACCGAAGTGAGACGACGTGATACCAGAGGGATAGTCAAGCACGTTAAGCACATTGGTAGAGTACGACATGATGGGTGTGTCATCGGGGTCTTCATCGTCGTCATCGTCATCATCTTCACGCTCATACGAGTAGTACGCATCGTCGCCCTCCGAGTAGTACGCATCGTCACGAGGCCAGTGCTCATCCATATCCTCGACATACACAGCGTTGTCATCGAAGCACGAGTCGCACCATGTATCGTTACGCACATCGTGTGTGTTGCCCTCGTCCTCATAGTGACCACAGTCGCAGTGCACAATACCCATGTCACCCATGCCCTCGATAGCATTGAACGCACTCTCAATGTGACTGCTAGCCTCGCTGTAACGACCAGCCAACTCAAAGAACGCAGTGCGAAGCTCATCGTTGGTGATGGACTCATCGCCTGCCTTGGCACGAGCAACGAGCCGCCCGAAGTCTAGGTAGTGCTTGCGAGCAATCTTGTAGTAGTCACGGCTGTGATCGTAGTACCAACAGTCCTTGAACTTAGCGCTTGGTATAGGCGGTGACTGGTCTACATTGGGATCATGCTTCTTGGCATAAGACTCGATGATTGCGTCAACACGATTAGACAACAGGTTACGATCAAACCGCGGCATATCTGCACTGCTTGCGGGTGTCAACAACCTGCGCATCATCTGATGCATATCGTAGCGATCACGGCTCTCGACAACAGCTACCCTGTACGTGATGTGCGATGGCGCAAAAGCACCCTCACCCATGACACGATAGCGTGAGGTACGAGTCCACACGCACAGGTTGCCTGTCGTAATCAGATCCAGTGGCGCACTACCTGCTGGCATGTGCAGCACATCTGAGCAGACGAGACGCCTACGAGATGCGTTGTACACCATGTACCGCTTGTTGAGTGACACGATATAAATCGTCTGCTCGAGTGAGTCAATGAAATCTTCCATCACGAATCTAGTTATCTGAAACATACGTTTCTCCTTGATGTATAAAAAATGGGGAGAAATCTCCCCGACTAACTAACACGCCTGTTGCTCAGGCTAGGGCTACCTCCATGTCATCTATTACATCGAACGAATACACCTCGAAGGTGCGATGCTCACCTACGATTGGGTCACCTGCATTGAACACGTAGAACGTGTCGTGATACTTCTTGAGCACCTCATCACGCATCGAGTCGGACAACTCAACTGGCATGACAAGGGCGTTAGCCGTGAACGGGTTGTTGAACGGGGCTGTGTATCTCCCGTGTATACGGATACGGATTACTCTCATTTGCTTTCTCCTTAAAGTGTGCAGTACCAGCGTGTTGCGCCGATGCGTTTAGTGCGTAGGGGTATGCCTTTGGTTAGGCGTAGGTGACTGTTGAATGCTTTGACAAGGATGCACTCCTCTGCACCTGATGGCAGTACACGGATCTCATCCGAGTCAATAACTACGAATCCTTTCTCAATAATGGTTAGGTGTAGGGCGTTCCAGTCATACACAATCTTCTGAGGGATGGTTGTAGGTGGTTCGGTGAACGCCTCGCTTGGTATCTCGGTGAACCTCATCATTTACTCCTGTTGTTGATTGCTTCCAATGCCTCGTCAGCACACGCACGCCACGATTCCTCGCTTATGAATGTGTTGTCCTTTGACCAAGGCGGTGCGACCTTGGTTTGAAGAGCGTAGTGGCGGATTGCCTCGATCACAAACGCCTGCATTAGAGCGCCCTGCTGTGAGTTGGACATTAGCTTGCTGAGAAGCTTTGTGTTGGTGACGTGTCTGGTTTTAGTTACCATTGTTTTCTCCTTGTAAAACTACAGATTCAAACGCTTCTTCTTGCAAAGCAGGTTTCTGAAATGCCTCGCGCATAAGTTCAAAACATTTAGCAAACCCTTCTACTGTCTCTGAGCCCATGCACGGCTTGGAGTGCCATTTGGGTTTGTCTTTGCCTGCGTAGTAGACTTCTCTCAGGCAGTACCAGTCTTCACCTCCGTTCTCGGATTTAAGATTTACGATGCGATAGTTCCAGTTCATTACATTTCTCCTTGGTTAAAAACTTGATTCGGCGTACACAACTCGCCCCTTTTTCATGTGTTCGAGAATTGGTGCGCTGATGGATGCATCGAACAAGCGTAGGTCACGCTTGTACAGTCTCACATTCACGTTGTTAAATTCCTCCTGTGTCCCTCCTTGTTTGCGATATAGACCAGTAAGTAAGCCATGCAAGTCCCAAGCGTCTCGCTCGTAGGCAACCTGCCTCCATTTAGGTGTGCGGTCATATTGAGAGCCGACGTACGCATCGGCGGGTTTGGTAGCGACCACACGATGCACGCTGACTATGTTGATATCTAATCCCATGCTCACGCTCCTTCGTAGTGTTCTTGTGCAGGCTCGAACTTAGGCGTAGTGCAACCGCCTTTTGCACGCAAGTCCTCGGTTGTGATGGCATAGTTATGCACTACGTCACCTTCTTTGTTGTACACATAGAGGCACATAACACCCTCCCACACGAAAGCTTCGATGTACCCGTTGTCTTTGCCGACATTGATGACGGCACTCTTGACTTCGTTGTCTAAGGTATCTGCTGTTAATTTCATTTTGCTTCTCCTTCTGGTGTGTAATTCATGCCACAGAACCCCGATGCGTATTCGCTATCCTCGAGTCCGTACCTGAACCCAACAAACTTGTATGTGCCGTTAGGTTGTTTGCAACAGGCGTAGAAGAACCCCTCGGGCGTCTCTGCCCGATAGATGAAGGCGTTCCTCGCCCATTGCGCTCGTGCCTCTTCACTTTGCAGATTCACCGAGGTCTCATACATACGATTGACAAGCCACTCGTCTTCCTTCAACGCATCGCTCAAATCAGGGTAATAGCGCCACTGTTTGAGCTTGCGGTAGCTGAGCCAGTCAGGTGTGGCGGTGCGTAAGGCATCCATCATCTGACTGTCCGTCAGCACAATGCTGTCGGGGTATGCGCTAAGCTGCGCCTGCATAAGCGTGTCATGTTTCATTTTATTTCTCCTTGATTGGGCAGGTTGCGGATGGTGCTCGGCGTAGCCCACACGCCGAACAGTTCGGGGAGAAAGTCTCCCCAAGAAAGAGTTGATAGTAGTGTTGATAGTAAAGTTCAGTCCCCCTGTAGGTTTAGTTTTGTCCATGTGGCTGGCACTGCTTCGTTCTTATCTAGCGTGTCAATAATCTTGAGTGCTCTACGCATCTGCGTCAGCTTGGCTGTGCGTGCGTCTGTTGGTTTGATGGTGGCTTGGCGTTCGAGGGTCTCCATCTCCTTCCTTGTCTTGGTCAATAATCTGGTTTTTGATTTATTAAATTGGTGAGGCAGCATCGTGCGTTGGAAGGGTATCTTGCGCTTGCCCCTAGGTACAACAGGCACGGCATCGAACAACAGGGAAACCTTATCCTTGACCCTAGCGGGTATCCAGTCTGTCCAGTGCTCGCCGTCATTGGGCAGTCCCTTGTCCCTCGCTATCTGTATGGGTGTGCTATCGAGCGCCTTGGCTGGCGCATCGAGCATGGCTACGAGCTTCTCCATGATGCGTATGTATTCGCTGAAGGCGATAGCTCTTTCTTGGGGAGAATTCTCCCCGCCGTATCTCATGCCGACCTTGGCATTATTGATCTCGTAGCGCAGGGGTTGCAGTACCTTGCCCCATTCTGCCTTGCGCTGAGTACGGGTGATGCGTGATACACGCAGGGTTTCTTTGAGGTCAGCCACTTCATTTTTTATCCGATTGATTTCTGATTCATGAAGTTTGCGCTCGGTTAAGCGGTTGTGTAGGTCGTTGGCTGAGAGTTTGAGGTAGGTTTCATACATGAGATTATTGACTCCAAAATTGAGGGACGGCCAAATGTCCAACACTACAGGGCGTGGACTAAGAAGCGTGTAGGGTCTGATGCCGCACCAATGCTAGCTTAGCACGAAAAGTGTCCGAGGTATCTATCTTATTTCTGAACGGCTATAGCCAAACAAAAAAAGAAAGTCTTTGAGAAAGAGAAAATGCTCACCCCCTGATACACACATCTATATATATAAATATATATTAAATAGATAGATAGATAGGACAGTTTTTGCGGAACGCTAGCGTGGATGCGGCTTGCGGGGTTACACGCAAATTAGTTTGCGGGTTGTAGTGTTGGACATTTGGCCGTGACTGGTTTTTTGCCTCAATAATCTTGATTATTGATGACCTTGGGGAGATTTCTCCCCAAAGGGTAGGTTTAACTGCGTTGGTTGTGCGCCTATCCATTCGAGTGCGGCGTCATCGGTGCTGAATACACGACCACGCTCGGCTAGGTTCTTGCTGAACACGTAGACAACGTAGTTGCTGCCTCCATTGGGGTAGTGGTATTGCAGGTGATACTCTCGTGCGCCTATCTGCACGATGCCTACTTCTTTGGTGCGGTATTGGTTGAACAGTTGGTACATGGTTATTCTCCTGAGAAGATTAGAAATAAGACACCAGCGATGGTGTAGCCTGCAAGCACGAGCAGTGCTTGGCGTAGGTAGTAGCCGTCTGTGTCGAAGCCGTAGCCAAGAGCTACGCATGAGCAGATGGTCATGCAGAAGATGAGGAACTTGTTGTCGGTCATGGTGTTCTCCTTAGTCGTATGATTTGAGGTGAGGGAATTCTTCACGCAAGTCTTTGAGCTGTTCGCCCATTGCCTTTGCCCATGCCTTGCGCTTACGCTGGAAGCACATGAGTTGCGCGTCACGAAGACGAATGTAGTAGTTGAATATGTCACGAGTTGGCATGATGGTTTCCTTTTAACGAATGATGATTGACATGGGGCGATTGTTACGGCACGCCTCACGATATGCGTGGAACATGATCTGCTTGATGAGATTAAGGTTTTTCTTGCTCATGATGCTCTCCTTGAGATTATTGATTGGACAGGAAAAGAAACACCGCACAAGCCTCGCCCTTGCGGTGATCTGGAAGAACGGGGAGAAATCTCCCCAGATTATTTACCGAAGGAAATAGAAGCCTTGAGTTGGGCAATGAACTCATCGAACTGAGCCTTAGTCAACTCTGCCTCAATAATCTCGGCAACAACTTTGCTCACAAGACCTTTGGGCAAAGCCACCGAAGGCTTCTTGCCGTCTGAACCATCGGTGCGACTAATGTGAAAGCGGAACTTCGCACCGCCTGCATTGACGGCTTTCTCCTCGTCAGGCGTACGTTGCACACGAGTCTTCTCGCAAATAATCTCGGCTTGCTTTGCGGTGCAGTCCATGCGACCGATCACATAGTTAAGCACGAAGTCATACTTCCACTCGCCTTGCTTCACCTTATCGAGCGTCAGATACTCTTTGTGCCATGCAAGGCTCGCCTCTAATGTGATGCGATCACTTGCACCCACACCTTGAGCGAATTGTTGATACGTTACTACTACTGAAGTTGCTTTAGTCATTTGGATTCTCCTTGAGACTAGGTTTAATGTCGGGGAGAAATCTCCCCGAATCGATTAGGCTTTCCCAACCGATGTCTCTAGTTTACGAATGGGGATCATTTTGGGCTGTATCGGCTACATTCGGGGCGTGTTTTTGGCGTGGCGTTGACCCCACCCATCCCCCACCACCCCTATTGAGGGTCGCCACCTGATCCCCCTATAAACACTATTCCATAACCGCAATTCAAATTTTCAAAAAACACAATCCCAAAAGCCAAACACCCCACCCCCCTAAAAATTATAAAAATTCCCAAGGATCAATGTCAAACGTTGGACAACACTATATAAAAAAATGCCCCGACCTTGTGAGCCGGGGCAAAAGATGGCAACTGTAAACCATCAAGGAGAAGCAATGGCTTGCACCATCACCGAAAAGAAGTGTACACTAACACCAACGAGGCAACAAGTGCGACGCCAGCACAAACCCTACGCAATGCTAGAACATCTGATTAACGGCGAGTTTGAACCCAGCGTGGTCGACATGACTGCGGCTACGCCGTTGCCTTTTGCTGACGCAGCGCCAGCAGATATCATTGACGCGCAAGTCCAAACGGCCAACTGGCTCAAAGAGCTAGAGCTAGACGACGATGAGGCAGAATCCAAGGCAGACGCACAGGCGGCAAGGAACTCTTTTGCTTCGCTAGTCACAGGCCAGCCACCACAGAACACACAGCAAGCGCTTGCTAACATTAAGGCTCCTGCTGCAGTGCAGCATTTAGTGGGGATGCTAACAGCCTACGATTGGGCGTTTGTCGAGCAAGCCAAGGAACTGCGAGGCTACGCAGTGGCTCAGATCCTAGAAGAAGTCAAACACCCAGACGCACGCATACGCTTAAAAGCCTTGGACATGCTCGGCAAGGTCACCGAGGTGGCGCTGTTTACTGAACGGGTTGAGGTCAAGAAGACTGAGATGTCAGACATAGAGCTAGAGACTCGCATCAAAGACAAGCTCAACAGGTTTATGGGTGTGATTGACGTTGTAGACGTTACAGAAGATAAAGATGAAGCCTGAGAACTTCACCACCCTGAGTAAGTTGGAACTTGAGGCTATGGCCAAAGCTTTGCCGCACATGAGCGTCAAAGAAAAGATGGAGTTGTTTAACGACCTAGAGCTTCGTGAGTCCCGCGCCAAACTGCAGGCGGCTAAAACAAACATGCTTGGGTTCGCTACTGCCGTGTACCCCGGCTTTAAGATTGGCCCACACCACAAGAAGCTAGCTAAAATCTTTACAGATGTGGTCGAGGGCAGGAAAAAGCGCGTGATTATCAACATTGCGCCACGTATGGGTAAGTCTGAGTTTTCGTCTTACCTGTTCCCTGCGTACTTTCTAGGTAAATACCCTGAGAAGAAGATCATCATGGGCACGCACACTGCGGGTTTGTCTGAAGACTTCGGGCGGCGCATACGTAACTTGATCGATTCTGATGACTACCGTGAAGTTTTTCCCCAAACTATGGTCGCTGATGACCAAAAAGCTGCAGGAAAATGGAGTACCTCTGCAGGAGGCCAATACTACGCCGCAGGCGTAGGAGGCGCTCTTGCTGGTCGTGGTGCTGATCTGTTCGTTATTGATGATCCTCACTCGGAACAGGACGTAAAGTCCAACAGTAGACTTGCGTTTGATACAGCTTGGTCTTGGTTCCAGACGGGCCCACTGCAGCGTTTGATGCCGGGTGGTGGGATTATCATTGTGATGACCCGTTGGTCGCTCCTAGACCTAACTGGGCGCCTGATTGACTACCAAACCAAGAACCCAGAGGCTGTTCCATGGGAAATTGTGGAGTTGCCGGCCATTTTGAACGAGGACGAAGAAGATGAGAAGTCTCTTTGGCCAGAGCAGTGGTCACTTGAGGCACTGAAATCGACCAAAGCCAGTATTGACCCACGTTATTGGAACGCGCAGTACATGCAGCAGCCCACTTCTGAGAACTCGGCCATCGTCAGCCGCAAGATGTGGCGTATCTGGGAGCCGGATGACCCACCAAGGTGTGAGTACATCATTCAGTCATGGGATACGGCGTTTGAGACCAAGAACACATCCGACTATTCCGCCTGCACAACGTGGGGCATCTTCTACAATGAGGAAGAAAATGACTCGCCCCAACTTATCTTACTGGATGCGTTTAAAGATCGTATGGCTTTCCCTGAGCTTAAGGTGGTGGCGCTTAAGCAGTACAAAGAGTGGGAACCGGACGCGTTCATTGTGGAGAAAAAGGCATCTGGGGGGCCGTTGATTCAGGAACTCAGGGCGCTTGGGATCCCAGTACAAGAATTTTCCCCAAGTCGTGGCAACGACAAGATGGTGCGTGTGAATGCAGTTGCGGATTTATTCAGCAGTGGTAAAGTCTGGGCACCTGACACACGCTGGGCACGAGAAGTGATTGAAGAGATGGCCGCGTTCCCAGTCGGGGAGCACGACGACTACGTGGACACGACAACACAGGCGCTGCTACGCTTTAGGCAAGGCGGCTTTATCAGTTTAGACACGGACGAGAAAGACGATCTTGATATCTTTCGCCGTAGGAAACACGAATACTACTAGGAATACACATGGCAACGAACATTGACAAAGCGCTGTACCAACAACCAATGGGAATTGACGCGCTGGGCGAACAAGAGTCACCGCTTGAGATCGAGATCGTTGATCCCGAAGAAGTCACGATTGGCATGGACGGTGTGGAGATTAGCCTCAAGCCCGGAGAAGACGATGCTGAAGAAGGTTTTGACGATAACTTGGCCGAGTACATAAAAAGCGGTGCCTTACAGTCGCTGGCAGGTGACTTGGTGTCTGACATTGACAACGACAAAAATGGCCGTAAGGATTGGGAAAAGACGTACGTTGATGGTCTCAAACTTTTGGGCTTGCAGATAGAAGAACGCACAGAACCGTGGAACGGCGCGTGTGGTGTGTTCCACCCCATGATTACAGAAGCCGTTGTGCGCTTCCAAGCAGAGACAATCACTGAGACTTTCCCAGCCCAAGGGCCTGTGCGTAGCAAACTCATTGGCAAAGAAACGCCAGAGATGAAAGAAGTTGCGTCTAACGTTGAAGACGACATGAACTACGAGTTGACGGAAGTTATGACTGAGTACCGCGCTGAACACGAGCGCATGCTCTGGTCACTGCCAGCCACAGGCTCAGCATTTAAGAAGGTGTACTACGACCCCAATTTGGGACGTCAGGTGTCTATGTTTATTCCTGCGGAAGATATGTATCTGCCGTACGGAACAACGGATTTGGATACTTGTTACCGCATCACGCACGTTATGCGCAAGACCAAGAACGAGATCATTAAGCTTCAGCAGGTTGGTTTCTACCTTGACGTTGAGTTGCCCGACTCACCTAAAGATTTAACAGACATTCAGAAAGCCAAGGACAAAGAGACCGGCTTTAGTGACTTGAACGACGATCGCTACACCCTCTATGAGTGCCATGTGGATTTGAACCTTGAAGGTTACGAAGACGAAGACGACGCGGGTGAAGAGACCGGCATCATGTTGCCGTACGTTGTCACGTTGATTAAAGGCTCCAACGACATCCTGTCAATCAGGCGCAACTGGAAGGAAGAAGATGACCTCAGACTCAAGCGCCAGCACTTCGTTCACTACCAGTACATCCCAGGTTTTGGAGCTTACGGCTTCGGGCTTTTCCATCTTATCGGAGGCTTTGCTAAATCCGCTACATCCCTCATGCGACAACTTGTCGATGCAGGAACGCTCAGCAACTTGCCCGGCGGACTCAAAACACGGGGCCTGCGAATCAAAGGCGACGATACACCAATCGCGCCCGGAGAGTTCCGTGATGTAGACGTTGGTTCGGGCACGATCCGCGACAACATTTTGCCGCTCCCATACAAGGAGCCAAGCGCTACGCTGTTTAACTTGATGCAGACCATCGTGGATGAAGGTCGCCGCTTTGCTGCGACTGCTGACATGAAGGTGTCGGACATGTCTGCGCAAGCTCCTGTTGGAACAACGCTAGCTCTCTTGGAGCGTCAGTTGAAGGTGATGACTGCGGTGCAGGCCCGTGTGCACTTTGCGCTGAAGCAAGAGTTCAAACTCTTGAAGAACATCATCCGCGACTACACCGACCCAGACTACACATACACACCCGAGTACGGCACTCGCAAAGCTAAGAAAGCCGACTATGACTTGGTGGACGTTATCCCCGTGTCAGACCCCAACGCTGCGACCATGTCTCAGCGCGTTATCCAGTATCAAGCCGTTATTCAGATGGCGCAGATGGCTCCTGACATTTACAACCTGCCTGAACTGCACCGCGGTATGTTGAACGTGCTGGGTATCAAGAACGCCGAGAAACTTGTGCCAATTGAGGACGACCAGAAGCCGACTGACCCTGTGCAAGAGAACCAGAATGCACTCAAGGGTAAGCCCATGAAAGCGTTCTTGCATCAAGATCACACGTCGCACATCCAAGTGCATATGATGCTCTTGCAAGACCCAATGATTCAGCAGTTCATTGGCCAGAATCCACAGGCTCCCAAGATCATGGGCGCAATCACTGCGCACATTGCAGAGCACGTGGGCTACCAGATGCGTCAGAAGATCGAGCAACAGCTTGGTATGCCACTGCCGCCCGAAGGCGAGAAGTTGCCACCACAGGTCGAGATTGCTCTGTCGGGCATGATGGCTCAAGCTGCGCAACAAGTTCTCATGCAAGATCAAGCCAAGGCCGCACAACAGCAAGCACAGCAACAGATGCAAGACCCCGTCATGCAGTTGCAGATGCAGGAACTTCAACTCAAAGGCCAAGAGTTAGAGTTGAAGAAACAAAAGATCATGATGGACGCCGCAGCCAAAGCAGATGCTCAGCAGTTACGAGAGCAAGAAGTCAGCGGCAAACTGGAGCTAGATGCTCTTCGCACAGGTGCGCAAATCAAAGAGAGCGAATTCAAGCAACAGTTTGAACAAGAACGTGCCGGTATCCAAATGGGTTCCGACATCGCAAAGAGTAAAGCCCAGATGGAGTTACAAGCGCGTACTGCTGCGCTCTCAAATAGTAGGAACCAAGGTTCTAGAAAATGATCCAAGACTTCGTACGCGTATTACGTGAAAAAATACGCACTGACATGAACAACTATGCCGATGACTTGGCTGGCGGTGGGTGTCGCACATTTGAAGAGTATCAAAAACTTTGCGGGATTATTCAGGGTCTAGCCCTCGCAGAGCGTTATCTAATTGACCTTGCACAGAAAGTTGAAGAATCCAATGAGTGACATTGATCTTTCCCCCGGTGCTTTTGCACTGCCTGAACCCATCCAGCCTCTGGATGCACCCGAAGCCGAAGCTAACGACGAGCTGAAGGCCACGCAACTTCCGCTGCCCACAGGTTGGAAGATTCTTTGCGCGGTACCTGACATCTCTGAACGAGTGGATGGTACAAGTCTGGACTTAGTCCGGCCTATTGAGAGCATGCGCCAAGAAGAAACAGCAACCACTGTGTTGTTTGTTTTAAAAGTTGGCCCCGACGCGTACAACGACACCGCCAAGTTTCCCAACGGAGCATGGTGTAAAGAGGGCGATTTTGTGTTAGTACGTACTTACTCCGGTACAAGATTCAAAATCTTTGGCAAAGAGTTCCGTCTCATCAACGACGACCAAGTTGATGCTGTTGTGCAAGACCCCCGCGGCCTGACCCGCGCTTGAAAGGAAAAATATGGCTGAATCATACAAATTCCCCGACGAAATTGAAGACAAAAAGACCAATGAGGTTGAGTTTGAGATTGAAGGGGTGGATGACATAGAGATTGAAATCGAAGACGACACGCCTGAGCGTGATAGAGGCCGCAAGCCTTTAGACCGCGAAGTGCTTGACCCAACCGATGAAGAAATCGAGTCCTATTCTGACAAAGTCAAGGGGCGCATTAAAGAGCTGACCCACGCACGTCACGACGAGCGCCGCGTCAAAGAAGCAACAATGCGTGAGAAGCAAGAGCTAGAGCGTCTTGCACAGCAGTTGATTGAAGAGAACAAACGCCTCAAGCAAAACGTTTACACGGGGCAGGAAGCCATCATTGAAGGCGCTAAGTCAAAGGCCGAAAGTGAGCTGGATAAAGCCCGTGGCAGACTCAAAGCGGCACAAGAATCTTTTGATACAGACGCCATCATTGAAGCCCAAGAAGCTGTGATGGATGCAAAGATTCGTGCAGAACAAGTAAAAAATTATCGTCCTACCCCTTTACAGGAAGAAAATTTTGAGGTACAAACGCAACAAGCCCAACCTTCAAGGGCTGAACCGGACGAAAAAACTCTGCGCTGGCAGGCAAAAAACCAGTGGTTCGGACAGCAAGGGTTTGAAGAATACACCAGCTACG